TTAAGAACATATGATAAATTCATTCCTCAAGGTTTCCCTGTAATCTATAAAGGGCACAGAAAAGAAGCTTTATTAATGATGGCTAATGCCTTTCAAGAAATATTGACTATTGACACCGAAGATAAGATACATTCCAAAGGTTCTTTTACTCAATTAGATATGCCGTTAAATGTGAATATGGCTGATATATCAAATGAAAACAGTTTGATTGATTATTATGATACTGATGAAAACCAATGGAGAAATTATGCTACGTTTGAAAAAGACTATGTAAGAGCGGATGGTAGCTTTGTATTTCCTATGAAAAACAGTAATGAATTTACAGGATTGATAGGTAATCAAATGTGTGATGAAGATGGAAATATCGAAGAAAATATGTCATTTAGATTAGCTTTTTGGAACAGACCGCCAGAATATTTCTCAATGGTATTTGTTCATAGACATACTCCTCAAAGTTACAAATATAAGATATTAAATCCTAACACAGGAAGGTCTTATTATGAAAGCAATGAATTGTCTCATGACGTAAGGGAAACTGACACAATCGTGCTAAATCTTAAAAATGATATTCCTAATTTTGACAATTTAGATTTATGTTCTATAGAAGTCACATTTTTATCGGTGAATTGGACAGTACCTTACAATACAATTCATTTAAAATACGTTAAAATGGAAAATATGAACGCATATGAGTTGAATGAAAATCAATATGTAGATTATTACCCTCATATTGAAATTCAAACTCCTATTAGAAATATGATTATCAAGGTAGACAATTATCAAGCTGAACAGCAAAGAGGGAAGATATTTGAACAAACTATCACATTCCCTTCTTTAGGCTCTAGTGTAGAAGTAGAAATCAATTCACCATGTTTTGACATAGGAACAGGAAACCAATGGGATGTAGGATTTAATGAAAGTGGTACATTGTCTCTTGACAATGGAGAAGTGACAGTTTCAGCGATAAGTGGTAAAATTAAACATGTAAGATTAACTCTTAAATCTAGTGCTAGTAGTTTAACTCAACCTATCACATTATATGCCGTAGGCTCTCAAACCATTTCAACACAAGATGAATACCCATTAGCAAAGGTAGGAGATACATTAGAAATGTCCAATAATCTATTACCTATGGCTTATGGAGGGGCATGGACAAGTGACATAGCTGAATGGTATGCTAGAGAAGAAGCAAAAGATAAATTGTATTCTTTCAACTATATGGGAAATCCTATATTGGAAACAGGAGACAATATTAAAATCCTAAATAAAATGGGTGATGAAATCATCATTAGGATTGAGAAGCATGAGTTGACGTTCAGCGCAGGAGGATTAAGAGGTTATATAGAAGGGAGAAAGATATAATGGCTAATATGACACCACCAGAGGCTAATTGGACAGCTTCCAGCTATATTAATGCTGATGATTATAATAATTTTTGTGTTCATATTTATTATATTTCACAAGAATTAAGTGCGTTTTATCCTATAGGAGATAAATTTGACGATATGGACACTAGTTATCTAAATAGTAACCCTCCTACTGTTTCTTACAATGATTTTCCTACACCGGACAGATGGAATTTGATTGAAGATAAGATTGAGTTACTAGACAATCTTACGGGTAACATTGTAGGGGTAGGAGAAAAGAAAACATTTCAAGAAGGGGACAAATATATCGATTACATTGAATTGAATAGATTAACAAATGCTATTAGAGGGTTTTATAATTTATTTGATAGTTTATGGAATAATAGAGTAACATTACCTTTTACTCTAGGAAATTATGGAGGTATTGAGGTATGAGTTTGAAAACTGATTACGTAGATGAAATTTTGCAAGAGGGTGAACAGAGAAAATATAATTTGATAGATAACAATGGTGTTGCACTTTATTCTAATGTGAGATTAGAAAAAGCTTATACTCCTAAACAATATGGAACTAAATTTTCAGCCGAAGATGTAAATAGTATTACAAAAAGTATTAATGATATGATGGCTAAAATAAAAGAAATTGAAAAAAATAAAGAATGGAAATTAGCTGGTTACGTTGAGGGACATGAAGAAACAATAAACGTAGATGTTTCTAATTGGAATGAGTGTATGATTACTGTTGGACTAAAGGGAGACGATACCTCAAACAAACGTGTATTAGTATCTACTGTTATCCCTAAAAATTTATTTGCTATAGGATATGGATTTCAAAGTGAAGGTAGACATCAAGCATTTTACAGTGATACTTATAGAGGTGGATTGGACTTTATTTCTAGCAACCAGCTTAGGCTTTTTGCTTCTTCATCTTCTTTGGTTCGTTTATATTATCGTTAAATTTTTAGAAAGGGATATTAAATTATGAACGAAGCAAGTATCTCATGGACAGTAATTTTAGCGTTAGGAACAATTATAGGTTTATTCTTTACAGTAGGGAAGCCTATCATCAATCTCAATTCTACTATTACTGAATTGATTACTCGTCTTAAACGTATGGAACATGATTTAGATGAATTTAAAGTCCACAATCATGACGCTCATAAGAAACTCCATGATAGAATAGACGAAGTGGAAGATGATGCAAATAACATTAAACAAGACGTAGAAAATATTAAAAGAGACGTGATTATGATTACTAAATAAAAAGCACCTTTACATGGGTGCTTTTTAGGTGCTATAATACAAATATGGAAAGGAGGTATTTATATGTTAAAGTTGACAGACAAAACATATGATATTCTTAAATATATCGCTCAATATGTATTGCCAGCTTGTGGTACTTTATATTTTGCTCTAGCAGGTATCTGGAATTTACCATATGGTGAACAAATCGTAGGTACTATCACAGCCGTAGATACATTTTTAGGTGTGTTATTAGGAATTAGTACAAATACCTACAACAAGAAATAGGAGGGAAATTATGGGTAATATTGAAAAAGCCGTGTCATTCATGGTTACTGTAGCCAAAGATGACTCACATGGCTATGACCAAACACATAGAAATGGTGGGATTGATTATGATTGTTCTTCATTAGTAGGTACAGCATTAAATCAAGCAGGATTTAATGTTAAGAAGTCATCTACTACTAGAACATTGAGAGCACAATTATTAGCTTGCGGATTTAAAACTGTTTCAGTTGGTGGTGCTCGTAAACGTGGAGACATTTTCTTAAAAGAAGGACATCATGTCGTTATGTGTACGGACGCAAACAATATCGTCCACGCATCTATCAATGAAAAAGGAACTACTACAGGTGGTAAACATGGAGACCAAACAGGCAAGGAAATTTGTGTTAGAAGTTTCTATAATTACAAAGGTGGTTGGGACTATCATTTTAGATTTAGTGATGCTATCTCAACTCAACCAACAACTAGACCTAGCACAACTCCTAAAAATGATTTAGTCGCTTTAGGACAACAACATACTATCAATATGAGCGGACATAGTATTACAGTTGACGGTATCAATGGTCCTAATACAAAGGCTAATATTGTTAGATGTTTCCAATGTGCTATGAACCATGATTACCATTCTAATTTAAAGGTAGATGGAGCATGTGGTAAAAACACTATTAATGCTTTAGGAAAACATTATGTCAAATTAGGAGAATGTCAAGAAATGGTTAGAGCGGTTCAAGTCGCTTTATACTGTTATGGTTTCAATCCTGGTAAAACTGACGCAATCTTTGGTGACAATACTAAATTAGCTGTTATTCAATTCCAAAAGGCTAAAGGCTTAACTGTTGACGGTGTAGCTGGTAAGAATACAATCAAGGCTTTAATGGGAGTATAAATTAAAAGAAAGATGGGTAATTGTTATGAAAAACAAAATATTATATGAGCGTTCTTTGCGAACGTGTATCATTATGTTAGTAGTATGTATTGTGTTTAAGTTATTCGGTGTAGAATGGTTTGACTTGAACACGAGCGTACCAATATTACAAAAGTTAGATAATCTAATAAGTAATAATTTGATATTATCATTTGTCTTTACATTGACATTTAAAATGATAAATTCAATACTGGTGTTATCAATTATTAATAAAAATATGATAGAAGTGTCTAAACATTTTAAGATAATAATTCTATTCAATATATTAAGCATGATTAGTTATCATTTTATAAATTCATTAATTTCTTTCATCATTGATATTGTATTTATCTCAATTGTTGGGAAAATGATTTTAAATTCAAATACCAAAGAAATTTCATTAACTATTTTAATAAATATAATTTATCAAATGATTTCCTTATTTGTTAGAAATATCGGTTTAGGATTTAGATATTATGGATTTATAGAAAATCAATTATTATGTTTAGATTATTATATCTTACTATTAATAACTTATTTATATTTGAATAAAGGAGGATATACATTATGTGGGGAAATCCATCATTATTTTTCTTTCCTAGTCACAAAGCTATGGAAAAAGCGTTCAAAAAATTATTCAGAAAATAAAGGAGACGATTAAGATGGGTAAACGTGAGAAAGTGATGTTTACGATATTCGTAGTCATTGTTCAAGTTTTACAGTTTCTATTAGTTTACTCAATAGCATGGTTGAATAACCGAACTATTGAGTTTTTATTTATATTTTTCAGTTTTCAAATGAATAGAATGGTGTTCGGCAAATCTTATCATGCTGATAGCTTATCTAAATGTACATTGATTACATTAGTAACATTCTATCTATTAATCAAAGGAGTCATCCCTTTAAATATATCATTATTTGCCACTCCTCTCTTTGGAGTATATCTATCATACGTACTGAACATTATACAGGAACTGATAGACAATCAAGAAGTTCCTAAACCATTCGTAAAGAAGAGATTGAGAGAACAAATTATTGATATATTAGAAGAAGATTTGAGCGAGGAACACATATTTGTTATGTTATTGGTAGCGATGCTAGACCAGGTCAAAAAATCAATGAAGGAACATTATATTTTAGAACAAATAAAATTATTATGAGGGTAGGTGAATAGATATGGATTTAGATAATATTATTGTACCAGATGATATTTCGGTGCAAAGTAATGAAGAAAGAATTATAATTGACCCAATTACAAGGGTTATCAATATTCCTGATGATTATGTAATCGGTGTTGAAAGTGATGAAAAATCAGATAGAATGTATTTTCAATGTCCTAAAATCGTAGGTGACAATGTAGATTTAAGCAAATTGAAACTATATGTCAATTTTGAAAATGCAAATAAAGAAAGAGATAATTATTTTGTTAATGATGTTACTGTAAGTGAAGGAAATATTTTATTCTCATGGCTATTCAGTAGAAAGGTGACAAAATACAAAGGTGATGTCAAATTCATTGTATGTGCTAAAAAATCAGAAGATAGTCTTACATTAGAATGGAATACTACGGTAGCTAAAGGACTTTCATTAGAAGGCATCGAAGTCGAATTAAGTGACGAAGAACAATCAATTGCTAGTGATTACTTAATCCAATTAGAAAAAGAATTATCAGCATTGGCTGAAACCGAAAATAACCGATTACTTACTACGTCAAGTAATCAAATTACCAACATCACAAATAAAGGCTCTGAACAAGTTCAATTAGTAGAAAACGCATCCAAAAAAGCTTTAGATAGCATTCCATCTACTTATACAGAGTTACAGAAACAAGTTGATACTATTGAAAGTGTAACTAATTCCTCTGCTACAGGAATAGTAGAAACAACTCATACAACCAATGGGTACAAATATTTAGGAAATAGCACAGAAAAACCTATTAAACAAATTGTTATTAAAGGTAATACCGTACAAAATAGCACTAAAGGATTGAATTTGATTAATTGCACTGCCAAAACGACTACTATAAATGGTATTACTATGGTTAATAATAGGGATGGTACTTATACTGTAAATGGTACAGCTACTAATGATTTTGATATTGCTATTGCGAAATATACCATGAAACAAAATATTTATTATACTTTAAGTGGTTGTCCTTCTGGTGGGTCAGAAACTACATATTATTTAGACCCACGTGGATATAAGTATGATACTGGAAGTGGACTTACTATTAGAAACCCAAAACAAGATTTTAGTAATTATATTAGAATTGTAATTAAGAAAGATGTAACTGTAAATAACTTGTTATTTAAACCAATGTTCAATGAAGGGCAAACAGCTCAACCATTCGAACCATATACAGGCGGTAAACCATCACCTTCACCTGAATATCCACAAGAAGTAAGAGGTGTAGATAAAATTTTAGCTACATTCAAAGGAAACAAATCTACCTTAACTAAATCCTTAAATCATACTTTACTCAAACCTTTATATAGATTGAGTCAAAATGTTTATGATTACATTGATTTTAACAGAGGTAAGATTATAAGAAATGTCGGTGTTGTAACTTTTGATGGAAGTAGTGATGAACAATGGCAATTTGCTTCGAATAGAGCAAAAATTGATATTAGTAATATGAAGTCATTAATTTATAACGATGGGCATGTTTATTTTTGCGATAAGTTTAAATATAACAAGAATGTCTATAGTGATACATCTACTGAGGATGGTTTTATCACATCCGGTGTTGCTTTATATATAAGAAAATATGATGAGTTTAGTAAAATGTCTAAAAATGCTGATGTGAATAAATATTTTCAATCAAACCCTATTACAGTTTATTATCAATTGTCTACACCGACAGAAGAAGATATTCCATCTGCTTTATTAACTCAATTACAAGCTCTACAAACATATTATCCAGAAACATTCATCAATTTCACAAGTACAGTAAAACCTTTCGTAGATTTAGAATATATTGTAGATACGAAACATTTAATCGATTCTCTTTACAATACAATCAATCGTTCATTAGGTATCAATTCTATAGATAACGACGTTGTAGGTGTTCAAATCAATTATTCAGCTGGAACAAATACTCGTTTAGCAGGAGCAATAGGATTGACTCCTGGGGCAAGTTTTGATAAATTCAAAATGTTTGGTGGAAGAAAACGTTGTAATGTAGCAGATGATGGAACAATCCTTGCTTACTATGGTGATGATGGCTACAAAGAAGATGGTTCTAACGGTCAAGTAATGGTTTATCAACCTAAAGTCTATTACTTAATTTTACCATTAATTTATGATAAAATAGATGACGTTGTTGGTGGGTATCATTTGAGAAAAGCTAATTATTATGTTTCATTAGCAGAAAGACCAGGATTTAAACTTCACCCTGCTTTCATCAATGAAAATGGAGAAGAAGTAGATTATATCTTAAAAAGTGCTTTTGAAGGCTCTATTTATGATGTAAGTGCTGGAAAATATCTAACAAATGATGAACAAGTAATGGACGCTACCGTAGACAAATTATGTTCCGTAGCTAATGTGAAACCATGCTCTGGATTGACTCAAAGTTTAACTAGAGACAAAGTTGAACAAATGGCTAAAAATCGTGGTGACGGTTGGCATTGTAGCGGTATCAAAGATATAGCTTTAGAACAATTATTAATGATGATTGAATTAGGAAGCATGAATACTCAGACTAATATTGGATTAGGTGTCGTAAATGTTTCAGATAATACTTCTTATAATTGTTCTGCATTGACAGGAAGTACATCTTCTTTAGGTAATACCACAGGTCGTGCAACATCTACAGTAGTTACTAAAGGAACTGAAAAAACAACTTATACAGATGATGATAAAACATCTATTACTTACAGAGGTGTAGAAAACTTTTGGGGTAACATTTGGAAATTCGCAGAAGGTGTAAACTTCTATGGTGATGGACACCAAAGAGGAGGGCAACCTTATATTTGTAAAGATTTTGATTACAAAGAAGATTTTTCTAGTAATAACTATGAACCTGCTGGATTTACATTAACAAATAATAATGGATATATTTCTGCAATTGGATATAATCCTAATTTTGATTGGTTATTCTTTGCTAGTGAAAGGAAAGGAGACTCTAGCACCCCCGTTGGAGATTATCTATACTCAACTCCTAAACTTAATGACTATAGGGTCGCTCTATTGGGCGGTCGTTGGTTTGATGGGTCTCGTGATGGTGGGTTCTGTTTAAATTGTAATGATGATGTTGGTACTCGCCATCGTGCTATCAGTGGTCGCTTGGTGTATATACCAAATTTAAAAAATTGGTAAAAATAACTTATATAAAACCTCAAAAAGAGTCTTAAAGGCTCTTTTTATTATGAAAATGATACTAAAAAGATACTACATTTTATTTTAAAAAGTGTTATATTAATAGTCGAGGAGGGGATGAACATGAACAATTATTACAATCCCATGCAATCTAGAGTTGACTCGTTGATGCAACAAAAAGCTATGATTGAACAACAATTACAATCATTACAGCAAATGAATGTTCCTAACATTAATATCAATAACATTCCATCAAATCCTACACCGTCAAATTTTGATTTTAACGGTAAGTGGGTAGATGGAGAAGAACAAGCGAGAAATGTAGCAAACAACAATCTTCCATTGATACTGTTTGATAACAACAATCCTGTTTTCTATATGAAAAATATGGATGGTGCTTTCAAGAAATTCAAATTTGAAGAAATCAAAGAAGAAAAAGTTGAAAATGCAAATAATGAACGTATGGATATGTTAGAAGCTAAAATGGACACCATTTTAAAAGCATTACAAGGCGAACCTCAACAAGTACAACAAAATGTACCTAGTGAACAAAAACCTCCTCAAAACGCAAGAAAAGGGGGTAAAACAAATGGCTAACCCTTTAAAGTCTTTCATGGGTGGAGGTACAAATCCATTGGGTGGTATGATGAACCCTCAAAATATGCTCATGAATATGCTAAAACAACGTAACCCTCAAATGTTCAGTCAAGTAAATCAAATGATGAATAGTGGAGTCAATCCAAATGATTTCATGAAACAAATGGGAGTTACACCTCAACAAATGGAAATGGCTAAACAACAAGCTAAAAAGATGTTCGGTAACAACATTAAATTTTAATGTAGTTATAAATATATTATAGAAAAGGAGAGAGGTCTTATGACAGATGCAGGAATGGGTATTCAACCTACTTACAATCTAGCTGAAAGAGACAATGATGGTTTCGGTGACGGTTTTGGTGCATGGTTCTGGGTTATCTTAATCTTATTATTTTGTAATAATGGTTGGGGTAACAATAATGTCACTAATGACGCATTACTTGATGGTGAGTTCATTAAACGTGATATTTTTAATACTAACCAAAACGTTTCTAACTCTGCTTGTCAAACTCAACGTGATGTATTGGAAAGTCGCTATACTACTCAATTAGGTATGCAAAACCTACAAGCTAGTCAACAAGAATGTTGCTGTACAACTCAACGTGCGATTGACAACGTAGTAGCACAAGATTATAAAAACACTTGTGAAATTACTACAGCAATCCATGCTGAAGGTGAAGCAACTAGAGCCTTAATCAATGCTAACACAATGCAAGAATTAAGAGATAGATTAGCCGACAGAGATAGAGATTTATTAACAGCTAATTTCCAATTATCTCAACAAGCACAATCAGCTAACATTATCAGTACATTACAACCTACACCTAAACCAGCGTATCTTACTTGCTCACCATATTATGCTTATAATAGTGGTGCTTGTTTCGGTAATGGTTGCGGATGTAATGGAACAACTTTATAATCTAGTCGCATGGCGATATTAGGTTTTATCAAACCTTTGGATTTAAACATTAAAAAGAACGGTTCAAAGGAACTGTTCTTTTTATTTTAGAAAGGAGAAAATTATATGATTAATAGTATTGGAGTGGCTAGTCAAACAGTAGCCGTAGGACAAAATGTATTATTTCCAACAGACCGAGTAAGAACACGTTCTTGTCAATGTGCTTGTAAAGGATGGTTAGCACATGATTTAGGAAGTGGTTTATTTACTTTAACTAAACCAGGTATTTATGAGGTAGAATATAGTGCTAATATCACATCTGCTACACTAGGTGAAGCTTCATTAGATTTAGAACTAGATGGTGAAATCATTGGTGGAACTAGAAGTATCTATACAGTAGCTACAGCGAGTGCATTGGGAAACGTAGATGGTAGTACATTAGTACAAGTACCATGTGGTGCTTCATATGTCATTTCATTAGGAAATAATTCAGCTTTACCTTTAACTGTTCAAGATGCAAATATCATTATCAAGAAGATTGCATAATGAATGAAAATTTAGATTTTCTAGACGCTATCACTCTTGTTTCTTTTATTATTCAAATACAAAACAATGATGAACTTCATAAACAAGCAAGTAATGATGAAGTCATAGAAAATCTTCATAATGATATTATGTCTTTAATGATTGAAAACAGACAGTTATCTAAAAAGATAATAGAACAGAATGAAGAAATCATTAAATTGTTGAAGGAGGGTAAATTATGAGTATGAAGAAAATGTACCAACAAGCCATGAGTCATCCGCAAGTAATCGAAAAGATGATGGAGGACTTTGATATTGTCATGGACATTATCAAAGTGGAACACCCAGACCGTTATCGAGATATTAAAACAAATCTTTATATTTTAGTAAATGGGTATCATTTTGACGAGGACACATTGAATGATATTTATGAAGATATGGTAAATGATGATGGTTCAAAAGCGCCTAAATGGAGTGTAGAAGAAACAAACTCGGTGGCACGTAGTAATGGTATCTCTTTTAGGGATTTCAACGAATACGATTGGAATTATGCCATGAATATGATATATAGTGATTATTGCGAAGTGCTAGGAGATAATGTAACATCCTATGTCCGTATGGCTCACAAGTTCTTGAACGATAAAGATGCCCCAGATGGTAAAGCTTTAAGATATGCAATGTGCATGAAAAAAGACTACAAATAAATGTAGTCTTTTTTGCATATTCGCAACCAAAATGTTTTAACGGAGAAGTGAGAGGTGATGGGTAGTACCTCTCACATATATTATTTTAACATACATATTTATTGTTGTAAACATCATTTAGCAATTTTTTTATTTGTTCAAAATCATTTGTAATGATTGCTATTCCACCTGCATTGTTTATCTTTCGGCATTCTATTTCCTGTTGTTTACTTGGCAGTCCTGTTCCATCTTCTCTTTTAAGTTCCAAGCCTATCAATCTTCCATTGATACATACTAGTATATCTGGCACTCCACTTCTTTGTGAAGCGTTACCGCCGATATTTAAAAACCACGCTTTTTCTTTAAACGTGGTTTTAATATATGTTTCAACCTTCTTGACTAGGTTTGACTCTAAAGGCGACCTATTAAAGGTCATCTTCTTCATCTTCTACTTCCTCAACAGTTTCTTCATCTGCTAATCTAACAATTCTTTTAATGTTGGCATAAACATATCCGTTTTCATTATCTTTAGGGTCTGAATGTTTGACTTCACATACTAAATTTTTACCTACTAATTTTGGCAAATCTTTAGATAATGAGAAGTTTTCTAAAGAACTGTCTCCTAAAGCTGTTCTTGCTAAAATTGAGAATAATACTAAACCAATAGGGTTTTTATCTGTTTTCTTTAATTTTTTATTTAAGTCATAAGTTTGTTTGATTGTTCCACCATTTGCATGAGTGAATACTACTTCGATTTTAGATGGTTTTGCTTTAGGCATTGCTTTTGCACTTGTAATTCCTAAAACTACATCTTCTCCTGCAGGTACTAATACAAAACTACTTTCTACTAATTGAATTGTGTCCATAATCTCTAATCTCTCTTTCTCTATTTTTTCTTTCTCAATGTTAATGTTTCTTTTGTTGATTTGATTTCATACTTGTCTAATACTCCGTCAAGTTCCATTGCTTCAACATCATAAGAAACAACTTCTTTAACTGTTTTAGATAATGTATAGTTACCTAAAACGGCTTTTGTATCGTTATCTCCCATTTGTGAAGATAACTGTTCTTCGATGCCATTTTCACAAGCCTTTAATTGTTTTTCTAAATCTGCTAAACCTGTTTCTTTTTTGATGGCATCTATTTTAGCGATAAGTTCATTGGCTTTTGCAACCAAATCGTTATCGTCTAAATCATTTTGAGGTTTTGAAGTTCTTAAAATATCTAAATATTCTTTGTCCTTCACTTCATCAAATGCAGGACTAAATCCTGTCTTGATATGTTCATCATACCATTTATCAGCTAATTTAATCAAGCCTTTAATGTTAAAATGATTTACAGGAATTTTATCGTCTTTTTCTAAAACAACGATTTCCCCATCTGTAATATCAATATAAGTTTTATTCACATCATATGTGAATAATTGAGTATTGCTATCATCTACTACAAAATTTTGAGGATTGTTATAATCATCATCTTTTAAGAATGATACAACTAAATGCACTCTTTTAGCACCTTCTAAATAAGCATATTCCAATGCTTGACATAAATAATAAACAGGTGGATTGTCTATCCAATCCTCTGCACGTTTGGTAGTCTTGTATTCAAAAATATCTGATACCTTACCGCTAGGACGAACGAGTTTACTATCCCACATACCACCATAGATTTTTTCATTAGGATAGAAGTCATATTTGACTTCATTGTATCTATTACCGAAAAATTCTTCTGGTGATAATACGTTTTCACTAATTTGTTCTTTAGTCCATTTAATTTGTTTTGGTTCAATAGCTTTACCAGCTAAAGTATAAATCGTATCTTCAAATGGAGGTCTAGCACATTTAGTGATTTCACACCACATTTGAAATGGAGTATTCCATTTATTCAATCCTAAAATTCCTGCTAAACGAGTACCTGTAACTTTCAATTTACTTCTTGGCTCTCCATCTACTAAAATAATTCTTTTCCCATCTTCACTGTATTTCCAATCTAACATTTTTATTCTCCTCTATCTTCCCTAATTTCTATACCATAATTCTCACATACCTGGTGTTCAATTTGACATCCTCTATAATCGTACCAATCACCTATAAACAAAGCTAAATCGCATTCACTTAATAATTCTAAAGATTTACCTAACCAATAGACACCACTGCTTTTTACATCTTTTGGTTCATCTTCTGTAAAATAACTTTCAGCTACTTCAAAGCCTTCATTTAATCTACGTGATAATCTTTCAATAGCTTTATCTCTTGCTTCTATAATTTCCTCTTGCGTCTTACTACACATTGGTTGACTTACAAATAATCTTCTCATAATCATTTGAGAGTAGGAGTTTATTCAACCCCAAACTCGTCCGCCTTTTCTTCAATCTTTGTCATCATAGAAACTGCTTTTGTTTTAGTTAAAGCCATTTCGCCTTTTTTGAATTTTTCAAGGTTGGCTAAAGTTTTTTCACCATATCCTGGTTTCTTTTCTTGACAAGCTTTGATTAAATCAATCATTTCATCTACATAAGCCATAGTTGGTTGGTCGTCATTTACGACTTCTTGTTTAGCTTCTTCTCTTTCTTCTTTAGTTGGAGGAGGTGTAGGTTTAGATTTTTTAGGTTCATCCTTTGTTACATTTAAAGGTTTTTCTTCTGCTTTTCTATCTTCTTTAGCTGACTCTGGGTCGATTTCATCTTGTGTTTCTGGTAACAAGAAGTTATTTAGCACAAAGTATTTGATAGCCATTGTTTCAGCTTTGTAAATACCTTTATCTAAATTATCACTACCTTCTGCAATAATTGGATAATCTTCAAATTCTCCTGTGTCTGGGTCAATCAAACTCATATTTCCTTGAATAGTAATCAAGTTCATATTTTTAGTTTTTTCAAGAGGTGTGAATAATCTATTTACAATAGATAATTTGTAAATCAATCCAACTTCTCTACATCCTTGTCCTAACACTTTACGATAGTAAGACGACTTGATGTATTCATATCCTTGTGCATCATTGTACCCATCTGTAATGTAAGGTTGTTTTGCTAAATATAGACCTAAATCAAAAATCTTTTTGTATAGAGCAGGTCTCGGCTCTAATTTTGTTTTAGCTACTGCCATTTTCTTTTTCTCCTTTGTTTTCTTATTTTTTTTAATGCCTAGAAAATCATTTATTCTTTTCTTTGCAAGATTAATATACCACTCTTTATCAATAGTGTCAATAGTAATTTTACAAGAATTGTCTATAAGTGCATGAGGTGGACAATTTTGAATTGTATCTTTTCTCATAAAGAAATCTCCCTTTTCGTCCGTTTCCCATACTATCTTATAAGTTTTATTTCCTTTTTGATTGATGTAGTATCTCGACCATTTTTCCTCAAAGTCTACTTCTTGAACCAATTCTTTGTCCAAATATGTTTTCTTTACTTTTTTAACCGCACCTAGATTTTCATCTTTGACCGCATAAATACGATTTACCCTTTGTACTTCTATTTCTTCACCGTTCACATAATGAACTGTCTTATCGTAACTACCTCCTGTTTTTCCAATCAGTTGAAATTGGAAAGGGTCATTACAAGCATTGATGGTATCTTCTACAGGTACATCACTAATAAAATAATCAATAATAGCCTTTGCTACAATAGAAAATGAATTATGCTTGAATGATGGCTTATAATCGCTCACATAAGCACCTTTTACTTTCAACGAACCATCTTCTTTTTCAAGGATATAATTGTTCACATCTTTAATAATATAACGCTTGATACCCTCAATTTCTAATTCTAGACGTGTTCTCTTTTGCCATTCATTCATAACATCATTAGCTATATCCATTTCGCTTTCATGAATGATAAAAGCGACACCATCTGTATTTACATTAGTAAGTCTAATTGTCTTACATTGTTTGCACAACTCAACACATAAATCCGTCAATAGTAACTGTCCTGTTACACATACTGAACGACCATTACGTGGGTCGTAGCAATCACTAAACTGTTGTAATGAAATACCATAAACTGTATTGATAGGTACTTTAAGAGAATTTGCTACTCTCTTGTCACCTCTATGTTTAGCGTCAATACGTTCTTTCTTCATATTGAAGAATTTATTAGGGTCTGGTACTGCACGGCTCGTAAGTCCATATTCTTCCATCAATGATGGATATAGGGAAGTTACGTCGGCAATCTTTTGAACATATCCATTCTCGTTTACAATGATTTCATTTTGAACACTCGCATGAACACCTCCCCAGGCGAATACCCATTCCAACCCTAAAAAATCAATTTTAAGTTTCTTATTGAAAAGTACCTCCGTAGGGATATTTTCATCAAAAGCTTGGTAGAAAAAATCCTTTACTTCTTTAGGGATATTGTTCCAATTTACTGTATCTGGAAACTGAATATCTCTTTCGTCATTAAACTCGCATCTTTCAGCACCTAAAGAGATACTCGCTAACTGTCCATTTGTTCGATATAAGGCTTCTTCTGGTGTCAAACCTTCTCTTGTACCATTGAATACTTTAGCCTCTAAATAGTCCATTCTTTCGTCAATTAAACGTGATGTAGAGTCGACATCATGGTGACAATAGAATAGCATTTCGTCAAACTCCTCTTTAGTCCACGGATGGTCTATTTTAAAGTCTACACTTGACTCTTGAATATCCATGAGCATATTACCTTCAAGTTCCTTTAAGGACTGTCTCAAAGGCATATCCAATATGAGGTCACTTGTTGGTGGTATTTTGATGTACGGTTGGTCGAATGGATAGGTCCATCCATCTTGATGTTCCTCGATAATATAATCATTAATATCCTTAATAAAATCTGGTGTATAATGGTTTAAAACACCTTTGAGAATATAATTATCATAATGTTTATTGTTATATCCTACATAGATGAAATCATGCTCATTGATGAAATCCTCAACACCTTGCGGGTCATTATGGAAATCATAGAACTTTCCTGTCTGTCTATCTTTGATACATAATAACCAATCGTAAGCTGTGGCTTCAAAGTCAAAAGCTACTAATCTACTTTTCCACCCATCATCTTGTTTTCCCATTCTTCAATCTCCTCTTTATAAAAATAAATTCTACCATTTACAGGTAATTTATGATAAGGTAATCCTTTCATATCTTTCCATCTGTCAAGGGTTCTCTCACAAATCCCCCAACGTTTCTGTAAGTCTTTTTTAGTCAATTTTTCCATTTAAATCATCCTTTCTATGTTTATTGAAATAATCAATATCAAATTCTTTCTTTCTAATTGTATATTTTCCTTTATACAATGTTTTTTCTCTACACGCTCTAGATACTTGTCCACCTGTAGTATCATACTCATACCCTATATCTTTAGGAATTCCTGTATAAACAACCTCTCCTTGTCTGTTAACAACTTCATAAGTTTCTTCTTTAGACGTTGGAGGTTTGAAATAATTTTCAGCTAGGAATGTAATATAAAGACTCGTCTTATATGTACCTCCTAAAGCTTTGTATTCTGCGGATTTCGGTGAACGCATATAAAGTGCATAGAAATCTTCTATGATTTCTAATTGTTTTCTTTTACTCTCAATCACAATATCTCTCCTTCTTTTATTTCATAAAATTTATAAGGCTCAATCTCAATAAAATCATCTACTACGATAAATTTGTATTCACATTTGATTGATAGATAAAGGTCTTTATCATCTACGAGAAACTCTCTTTCAAATTTACCTAAATCCTTACCTTTGTTGTTGATACCAATATATTCAGCTATTCTAGGCTCGTCTAGAATTTTAAAATTATCATTAGCTTTCAATATATCCAGCCATGATTGATAGAGTTTAGAATTAAGACGAATACCATAAAATCCTTGACGGTCTGGCTTCTTTAAGTCCGTACCGAATTTCTTTTTATCATGTACTATTCTTCTATAGTCTTTGGTCGTAGCAATCTTTAAAGATTGCTTTTGAGTGCGACTGTCCGTATAAGGGAGAATTAGTTCACATTGAATATCCTGTTCTTTTCTAAACTCTTTAAGTAATTTAATAGCTTGTTGAGTGTTATTCAAATACCTAAAATAATCTGAATAGAGTTGATGCCATGATGGTATCTTAAATGTTCTCTCTATCATTTTCATCATCCTTTCTAGGACATTCAGAAAGAAGCTTATTAGGTATAAAATGCCTTGTTGTGTCCATCCCTAATGTGAAATCAATTAATAAAGATTTTTCTCTACATTCTTGTAAATGCTCACAAAAATCACATCTAGTGAATTGTTCCATTTTATCACATCCTTTGTCTAAAATTATCTAAAGCTTCTACATTGAAGTCAATCCCATTTGAAACACGTTCGTAAATATCTTCTTCTACAGTATCTTTTGTAATCAACCAATGGTAACTACATTTACTAGTTTGTCCATTCCTATGTATACGTGCTATAGCTTGGTCGATAACTGTACTTGATTGGTTTGGTTCATAGAAAATCATATTACTAGAAGCAAACAAATCTATTCCTGCATTAGCTGAACGATATTGACATACAATAACTTGAATGTCCTCGTTCTCTTGAAAATCTTTCCATATGGACTTGTTTCTTTGTTTCCCATCCAATGTTACATAATTGATTTTCTTCTTCTCTAGAAGCTTGTGAATTTGAGATAGAGAATAGGTGAACTCCGCAAAGATAACGAGTTTACCATTCAAACTGTCGATAAGTTCATCTAGCATTTTTATCTTCTCACATTTAAGTTCATGAAGTTCTTGATAATCGTCTATTACAAAGCCACTACATAACTGTCTTAACTTCACAATGACGGACATAGGATTTCCTATATTCATATCAAATTCTTCTATGAAGTTTTCTAAAGCTTCTTTGTATTTCTTCTTTTCTTTGAGTTCACAATCAATGATATTGTCTGGTAATTTGTCTGGCAAATCAAGACATGACTCCTTATCAATATAATACGCTTTTTCACTTATTTTGTCTAGCAATTCTTGAACATTTCTATATTTTACTATAATTTTAACATACGTACCTGGTAACTGTCTTTGTACAGTATGATGTGCTAGAAACTCGTTATAAGTTCCTAGATAATTAGGAAGAATAAAATCAATTTGAGAATAATAATCTTCATAATGCCCGTTATGCATTGGTGTACCTGTCATGATATACCTGTATTTGCTCATATTTTTAAGTTTATGAATAAATTTAGTACGTTTGGTATTTCTATGTGCTATGGAATGTGACTCGTCCAATACGATACAATCCCATGCTCTCTCATACTCTTTTCTTCTCCACACCATATCATAAGACACAACAACTAAATTTTTAAGATACTTTGCTTTCCTCTTACCTAGTTTTTCAATATCTCTGTTCCATGACCCTTTGACTGATGCGGGACATATAACTAAAGCGTTTTCTATTTCTCTAGCCATAAATAGGTTACATAAATGGCAAAGAACTCCTAAAGTTTTGCCAGTTCCTTGCTCACAAAAAAATGCAAAACTTTTATTTTGAGTAGCTAATTCTACCATCTTTTTTTGGTGACTAAATAATTTTACCACGATATTTCACTTCCGCTTCTTTTACAATTTTTAATCTACCATATCTTTTTTCCATTAATATCACCTCTTACCATTATTAGATGTTAATAGATTAAGTATTTGTTTTTGGTGTTCAAACAGTTTCATTGTCGTATCTCCATACCAATTCGTCAATGGTTTCATCATCTTTGACATTTTTATAATATCCTCTCATTCTCATACCAACAAGTGTACCGATTTCGTCAAAACAATCATCACCACATCCATCATCTTGAAACTCTTTCAATAAATCTACTTCAAATTTAGTCATTTTCTAACCTCCTAAACGTTTAATAAAATTTACATAATAAATACAAAACTATATTTATTATTAAAAATCTTTCTACATAATCCTTGAATTGTATACAATTGCGTAGTCTCTCAAACCTATCAATATCTTTTTTCTTATCTTTAAAATATGAAATGCATAGACGAATGAAATGATAAGCATTTAATACAATTAAACAACTAGATATAAAAATTTTTACGTCTGTATTCATTATTTTCTACCCTTCTTTCTTTTCAACATTGCTCTGTGTGATGTAGCATAAGCCACGAACATTCTAAAAGTACGTTCATTACTATATGGTGTCATTATTTTTCACCTCTTTTAAAAGTGTTTTGTTGAGTGACGACACCGTCTTTATTTCTAAAAACATCTTTCTCTTTACTTTCTTGCGTTTTTCTAAATCTTAAAAGTCTTTCAATATAGACATCTGCAAATGCCCATGCTTCATTGAGTGTATTAAATTTACCTATCATTTCATGTCCTAAATACACTCTATATTCCAAATAGTCATGTTCTATTGAAGCATAAATATTAATTTTATTATTAAGATATTCATCCATATAATTCATTTTAATTTTCTCCTTTACTAGCAATTATCACAGATAAATAATCACAATCACATCTTTCATCTGCACCATATGAAGATACATATACAACTTTAGAGTTTAGATATTTTTTTTCAACCTCTTTTACACGAACCCCCTTTTCTGATATTCCCGTATGGGCATCAAAAATAACTAGCATATTTGAACTATTAACATACTTCAATAATTTCTTTAATTTCATTTCTATTTTCCTCCTTAAATTGGAAATCTCATAATATTCAATATTTGAATATTATGAGATTTCGTATCTTTTTCATCTGCAATCATCTTTTTAATTAACTCTAAATCTTCCATATCATTGATAGGTCTATTTAATTCTACACGATTAGAACAAATATATGAATTCCTATCTTTAGTTAAATAATACAATACATAATAATTAAAATTTTCCATTATAAATCATCATCCTTCCATTTTAATATATCTCCTTTAATTTTGTTTTAATATCTTCACCTATATTTTCACATAAATCTTCCCACGAGGTGTATAATGCTATATATTCATCACCTATAAAAACATAATATATAGCTTCTTCATTGCATAAATCTGGGATAATATGGAGTTCACCTTTCATAAATCATCATCCTTCCATTTTAAATTCATTACTAATTCTTTAAATTCTTCATAAAAAGTATTGAAACTATCCCAATCATAGAATTTTGTACTTCTTAAATGATACTTCCCTACAGTATCTACAATGTAATAAAACCTATAATAACTGTTTTTAACACCCACTTGAATATCATTTACATCCTTGAAAATCAAAGTATTGCCATCTTTGAGATATTCGTCAAATCCTCTTTGGTTCATCCATTGTTTATCTATTTTACCCATCTTAAATCACCTCCTTATATACCTTTAAAGTGCTTTTTCAAAAGTACCTATACCACTGAATAAACTTAAAACTCTCATAACTAACCTCCTATAAATTCTTTCAATTTGTATTTGATAAAGCAAAGACTGACTTGTGGTTTAGCTACAGACTTACGAGGGTCAATCCTCATTTTATCTACAGTTCTTAACTCGTTAAAGTTCAATCTGGATTTTGTTTTCTTGCCATTAATGACTACACTTATATCCATTTCTGTAGATACCGCACGGTCATTTTTGACACTTGTAGATGGAATAACAAGTATTTTATCTCTTAAATTCCTTACTACATAGCACCAATGTCCAAAGCACATTTCATGAGGAAAGTTTACATCTAAATTGACATAAACCATATCTCCCTCATGAAACTCAATAGGTGGGTTATAAGACCATCTAGGGTCTTTATTGGAATGTTCCCAATAAAAATCCCATTGGGAGGACATATGTTTATAAGCACATTCTAAATTCTCTTTAGTTACTTCCATAAGCTAGTTCCTCCAATTCTTCTAATCTTTCATTTAATTCATCTACTTCTGCAATCAAATCTTCCGCTTTTTCACTTTCTAAATCTGTTTCAGAAATTTTATCTTGAAGTTCTTCTAATTTTTCTTTAACTTCTTCAATTTCTTCTAAAACTCTTTGGTCTGGCTCATTATTGTAATAAGCCTCATTTGTTATTCTTTCTAAATAAGCATCAAACATTTTTATATTCCTTTGATAACCTTTGGTTATCTCCTTTCCTTGACTATATATTACTATAGATTTCTAATAATGTCAATAAATATATGAAAAAAGAGTAAAAATATTTTTACTCTTCTCTATCAACTGTACATACAATAACTTTTCCTCGACGCCCATTACTTCGCCAACCTATTGCGTCACCTTCAAGTTCATAGTCACCTGCATCTAACTTTTTAACAGGTAAATCTAACAATAAATCTGAACAAAATGGTACTATATTTTTTGGTAATAAAATACATTCATGCTTTTGATTTATGTTTTTAACATAAATCAATGCTCCTCCATCCATTATCTCTAAAATATCTCTTACTCTCATTATTCTTCGTCTCCTTTAATTCTTTTTAAATCATCATTCAAATCGTCTAGAATATTTTCTAATTCTTCAACATTTTTAAATCCCCATAAATTTAAACAACGACCTACATGTGTGAGCTTATACCAATTAATGATTTTTGGCTCACTATCCATTTCTTTATAGATGATAGAAACCTCTCCACCATCTTCTACGAATACAAAATCCTCGGTTTGACTTAATGAATTACTGAAAACATCAAACAATGTTTCCATATCAACTCTTTCATACATTAATTTGACAAAATCCTCACGTTCCATTTCTAATCTCATTATAAATCATCCTCCCACTCTTCTTCTAATTCTTTACTTCTATCTTCAATTCTCTTTTTTGCAATTTCAAAATATTCTTCATCCAATTCAAAGCCAATGAATTTACGATTTGTATTTAAACATGCTATACCAGTACTACCAGAACCCATACAATTATCCAACACAAGCATATTTTCATTTGTATACGTCTTAATTAGATATTCCAATAATGCAACAGGTTTTTGAGTTGGATGCAACTTATCTTTATCATGTTTAAATGTGATTACACTTCTTGGATAGCGAGTACCATTATTTTTCGTTTCAACCCTTTTGCTCCATTTTGTATCATAATTTGTACTAGCTCTACCGCTCGTAGTTTTATATGGTTTACCTTCAGTCATTTGAGGATTGTAGAGCATGGCTTTATTTTTATCTTTTACATAACACCCAGCGCTTTTAGAAAAAATTAAAATATTTTCATGAGCTTTCATAGGTGCAAAGTTACAATTCAATCTCCCCGTAGCCATAGGTTTTTCCCAAATCCATTCGTATTTAAGTAGTTTTAAGTTTGAACTACCTAGTACCTTATCAAATGGTGTTTGTGCAAATAAACAAATACATCCGTTATCTTTAATTAATCTTTCATATTGGTTCCATAATTGTTTTAAATCAATTACACAATCCCATTTATTTTTTGTCGTACCGTAAGGTAAATCGCATAAAATCATATCTATGCTTTTATTTGGTAGATTTTTCATCAATTCAATACAATCACCTTGTTTAATTTCATACATTTTTTTATTCTCCTTCTTACATACTTATTGTAAATGATTTCTTATAATTCTTTAATTGAACTCCTACAATCCCTCTCACCTGTTTCTTATTGATATACACCTTTTCTTGTGATATTAAATCACTTACTCTTTGAGGGTTCATAATCTTTTTAGATAAATTCGCTTTATACGTCTTTCTAATGACCTTACCAAAGGTGTTTTTATGAATTACCAAATAGTTATTGTCTTGACACCAACTTTCATAAGCGTCATACAATTGTTTAATCGACACCTTATCGTCTTTATCTCCTGTATATTCAATGAACTGTTCATCACTCATAAACAATTGAATAGTATCGCTACTGTCTCTTACTGATTGTAATTCTTGTGTCATACGCACAGATGGTTCGATAATGAAACCGTTTCTAACGACTCTGCATAGTCCTTCTAAAAGCCAATTAATAATACCTGGTATTTCTTTGTCTAATTGGTCTGATAAAGTCCTGTCTGGCTTATCATAATGTACAGGTTTAACTTTTGAAATCAACAATCTTCGATAGAAACCGTCACTTCTATCAAATTTCGATTGTATCGCTCCGTTACCGCAACATAATATCCTGGAATAAAGCTTTGTCTTATATTTAGGTTTTCCTTTTGGTTCGACTTCCATAGTGGTTTCAGCTGTTACAATCTTTTTGAAATTAGACGTATCATCTAAAGCTTCTAGAGATAAATCATCATCTATGAACATCATTTGTTTATCTAAAGATGTTGTAGAGAATTTATCTTGAAGTCCAATGAAGTCACCAATGACTACATTATCATGACCGATAATATGCTCCATCAAGATTGTAATTCTTGATTTACCTTCTCCACCCTCTCCTACAATAAACAAAGCTGTTTGAGCAAGAGTGTTCGGTACTAGACAATACCCTAAATATTCTTGAATGACAGGAATATCTTCTTCATAGAAAAGGTTATTGATAAATCTTTTAAATTTAGGACAATCCGCTTTAGCGTTATAATTGTGTGGTATCTGATGTAGTGTAAAAAAGGTGTCACATTCTTCAAGCTTACCATGTCGTACATCAAAGCTGATGTTATCGAACTGTACTTTATACTTGTCTGGTGCGTCTAGTTTAGTAAATGCTTCATTCTTGACACTCGCTAATAGAGACTCTACTTTAGCTGACAAACGAGTTGTAATAATACCACCTATGATATTATGAATATTATTTCTAAACTCATTATCGCTAATTTGACCGTATCGTGTATAAAATCTATCATTGATACAATAAAGTTCATTTCTTTTGACATACCATTCGGCAAATTTCTTGTCATTGATATTAACTGTTCCTGTTTCATCAAAAGAAATCCAATCTACTTTCAAATCATCTTCATTACTAGAGTCCAATTTTGACTCATTGATACTTTTTTCGACATTATTCGCCTTGTTGGTTTTATCCGTTTTAATCATAGAGTCGACAATCGTTTTTACTTCATCTTCATCAAGAGGGGGATTACACGACTCCTCGTTATACTTCAAAGCTTTTTTTAATACGGTTGCTTTCTTTAATTTTTTACCCAATAGAGAGCCAACGTAACTCGCTAGGGTATTATTACGTCCACCTTCTTCGACCTCGCTAGGCGCTTCAAATGGCTTGTTAGAAAGCATCAAAGTATCTTCATCTACTTCTTCACACAAATACTGTTTCCATTTTTGAGGTAACTCCGCTATTTCATACTCAAATGGACTGTTCACCCACTCGTAGTGAGTACCGTCAATTTGACTTGGTGCTTCTACTGTTTGAGTACCATCCGCCTGAATGTCGATACCCTCGCCAACATCTTTTCTATTTCTAATTCCTTTGACATATTTGAAATAGTAGTGAATACCACCGCTAGGGGTTTCACTCATTACAGTTTGAGGGAGTTCTCCTAACTGTTCTTCTAATCTTTCTAGGGTGGCTACACCATCTGTATTTTTGACATCCACGTCGATACATACGATATTACTTGTCGCTCCCATGATGATACCTATATTTGAGGTATCTTTGAATTTATCCAATGTTTCATCATTGGATTGTATTTTCGACCAGTTCTTGATGATAGGTCTTTTATCATTTGGTTTGATAGGCATAACAACCCATCCCAATTTATCATAAGCTTTTGCGTATTCTAGCATTATCACTTCCTCCTGTTATCTACTCTATCTTGAAGCCACTCGTCAATTTCTTCCTTGAAACAATGAGGGCGCTTACTTAAAGTATAATGCACAGGCATACCTTTGTCACGATAAATATAGAATGTACTTCGACCTATCTCCAAATATTCAAGAACTTCTTTGATTGACATTCTTTTCATTAATCTTCCTCCTTTTTGTTTTTAAAATTCTTTTTATTAATTATAAATCATCCTCCCACTCTTCTTCTAATTCTTTACTTCTATCTTCAATTCTCTTTTTTGCAATTTCAAAATATTCTTCATCCAATTCAAAGCCAATGAATTTACGATTTGTATTTAAACATGCTAT